GGGGCTTGTATTTCTACTCGTCTTTAAACTTTCCGAAATATAGTTTCCTTTTTCTATTTCGACCATTCCTAACGGTGGTGCTAAATAAAGAAAAATTCATCATAGCTTAATAGCCGGCCTCCTGAGAGTGAGAGACCATTTTTGTGTCAAAGTTTTGTGTTTACTCTTGTCAGTGTTATTGGGTTCTTTTGGGACAATAATTGTTGAACTGGTAATTTTGATTCCTGTACTAACGGTTCATGCATATTCATCCTAGCACCCAGAGACTTCAACATCTTCTCAAGTTCCTTGACTTTTTCAACGATAGGGTTCTTCTGCACCACTCCAAGTTTGGAAGTGATGTCTTGAGTAACCTGAGCACCGCTGTAAAGCCGGGTTATATAATAACCAGATCTCGATAATGGTGTGTTGTCCTGGATAGATAAAGCATCCAATGCAATTTGGTCAAGATTTAATTTCCAGGTAAAGTAAGCTTTCCTGTTATTAATTTGAATTATTGCACATGATGCAGAATTACAAATATTAGAGGCATCTGTAAAACTCTCCATAAAGAAGTTTATCCCTGAAACGGTTGTTGTCCACCCCGTGCCAGCAAATTCAATGCTAGCATCAAGTGAACCGCCAGATGTAGGTGTATAAGCAACATCTCCAGTTCCCACAACTAACAAAGTGTCTCCAATGGAATAACCACTAGCGATCAAATCAATTTCAAAATGACCATCTGGTGCTTGAACAAATGTTGGTGTTTTACCTGTGGTTTCAACTTGTGCTGGTAAAGCAACAGTAGAGTCAAACGGATACCACGCATTGGCGGCTTCCTCCTCTACAATCTCATCCAAGATATTCACACCTGTTGCATTTGTATTCAAGAACATATAGTCATTTTGCAACGAAAATGAATTAGAAACTCCAGACAATTCTATTTCATACTCAATTTCAATTTCACCTAACTCCCCTGAAAGGTCCGCATCATACGATATAGCACTGTATGATACAAAATGATACTGCGCTTGTTGGGTAAAGCGGATGTCTGAACCATCCTCTTGCATGAATAACCATGCTTGCCCTCTAGGTGCGACATAATGAGATGCCATACTTTCCATCACCTTGTGGTCAACGTGGCCAGGCCACGATTCCACTTGATTGATTTTAGCTTGGCCCTCAAGTAATTCGTCTTTGGGATCAGGATCCCACCCATGCAGGACAGAACCTTTGTAGGCAGTGTTCTCATTAGAAGTAAAATGCATTGTTGCTTTTCTAAATCGATACTTCTCATAGAGTTGGGATAAAGCTTGTAATCGTGTATTAACAAATTTGTTTGGATTAAGAGAAAACTGAAAAACAGTAGTACCAGCAGGTTGGTTTGCAGCAATAGTTGGACGACCAACAAAATCACAACCTCGAATAACGAGATTATTATTTGATCCACGGATGGAGTACTTGCCACGGGGAAGACGTTTGAGGGGTGTATTAACACCTAACAAGGGGAGGACTCGCCTGAATGCAGCTGATCCCCCGTTGCCTCGTCTGGTTTTTCCCGGACGCGCACGCCTGGCCATTGTCGCAATATTCTTCTTACCAATTGCCTTTGTTGCTCCTGTCTTCGCAATCTTCTTTCTAAGTTTTCGTTTCTGATTTTTGGCATGATTCTTTCCTTTGGTCATTTCTGTTTGTTCTGGGGTCTCTCCGTAAAATTTTTGATAAAGATGTCGGAAACTACCTTGCCCGAAAAAGTATAACGAAGCTAACTTGTCGTACTTCCAGGCCTTATGAGCAAATTTCCAATCTGATACAGCAAGATTTTCACCTGGTGTATCGTATTCGATATCGTGTTGCTTACAAAGAGCGTCTAATTGATCAACTGGTTGTTGTTTATAAGTAGGGTCACCGTATCCAGGCCCACAATAATTACCGTGATATTTGAACTTAATTTTGACAATTGGAGGCAATCACCATCCAATTGGGTCCGAGATCACTGGGGGACCACGCCGAGCGACCTTCTAAATTCAACCAAAAGAATCTTCTGACTTCTTCAACTTTAGGAACTTTATGAGCTACGAAAACCTTAACCATCTGACTGATACCGACCAAATCGTCATCTTCTTGTAATGCGGTCAAATCAAATCGCCCCGAGGTGAGCACATGTAACATCTTTAGGTACTGATAACAATAGTTTGTAAATGCACTTGAGCAAAAAGCACCAAGTACGTATAAGGCAATAATCTTACCATATTCCTGCTCTGCGGTAAGTTCATTTTTCTTGAGCAGTACACCGGCCATAAGCCGGTCTTCCTTATACTGAGGTACATAATATCCATTGTATTCCATTATTTTCGCACCCAAAAATGTCTGTCCCACAACTGTGTTCGAGACAAGATCGTCCTCCTTTTTCAGCCCCCATTGAAAGTAAGAATAAAACTCAGCTCTGGTATCATAGTCGCTGAGAAAATTAATCCGGGCATTTAGAGAAAGGAGATTGTCATCCGCGTATATTAATCCCATCAACATTTCCTTAATGTCTTTTACGTTTGCTTTACGATAGTCTGTAAAACAATGAAACAACACCATGCAAATAAGCACAAATTCATGGGCTAGACAATTATCGGAAGTTGTGTTCACACGGCCTGACAACTGACTCCCAAATATCTGTATAACTTGGCCATTAGATAGTATTAGGTATGCATACATATCTTGTATATATTGGTACCACATGCGGGCTTTGTATTCCGGGTCAGATCCACGATACAAAGCACACCTGACTCTGTAGCACATGTACAAACAGAAGCAAATAAAGTGTTTATCCCACTTTGTTACGTCCCCTGCTATAAAAATCCTTGGATCGATTCCTCTACCCAGCAGAAACTTCCTAACAAGCTCATCCAAGCCACCATACTGAAATCTCTTTCCTACAGCAATCAACCACTTGCAACCATACAATGTTTTATTGAAACGTTGGTTGTCTTGAGCACAAGAAAAATAGTGATATGCATGTGAGAATTGAAATAATCGCATGTTGTTATCTTGAACTTTTGAGTCTTTAAGAATTTCCACCTTGCCAGATATGGTGTAAGGTACTTGCCAATTATAGACATGTGACCACTCACGCCATGCTGGATAGTTGATATCTAACCATGACAAATCTACCAGTTCGCCCTTACTCTTGAACATCTCATTTAACCAGTAACCTACTGAACCATTTCGATTATACTCAACATCAGTGACAGGTATATCATCAGAATATACTCCTTCATCACGTAGTATTTCAATCAATAGTTTTTCGGCATGCTGTAAGAGATCCTCAGGGAGGGTTGGCGGTTGCATTAGATTATTTTCAGTTATGATATCTAGTTGCTTAAATTCACTCCGGAAATCAGGAT